GGAGGAGTCGACATCGGTGGCCCGAAGAAGGTCGGTCGCAAGTACGGCGGAGAAGCTTCTAAGAGCGGTAAGGGTAATAAAGTCCGACAGGGTGCAGCTCCAGCGGGCGCGCTTCTATGGGGAACAGAATACGGCGGCGGACGCGGTACGGACTCACTCGGTCGCGCTTATACCGATCGCTTTAAGGCCCCGCGCAATAAGCGCGGCTACTGGATCTCTCCAGCTGTTGACTATTACACGCCAATCGTCGCGAAAGAATACATCGACATAGTCCAAGGGATAATTAAGAAAGTGGGTCTTGACTAATGGCGGGCATTCCAAAAGTAAAGATAACTTTCGACGCAGACTTCGACGAATTAAAGAAGGGCGTTAAAGGCGCACAGAAAGAAGTCGAAGGCTTCTCAGACAAGATCGGCAAGTTCGGCAAGGTAGCCGCTGCCGCTTTCGCAGCTGCCACAGTCGCAGCCGCCGCCTACGCTGGAAAGCTTCTCATCGATGGAGTTAGATCAGCGATCGCAGACGCCGCAGCTCAGGAGAAGCTCGCTCTAACCTTAAAGAACGTAACAGGCGCGACGAATGCACAGATCAAGGCGACCGAGTCTTACATAACAAAAACGTCCCTAGCCACTGGCATAACAGACGATGAGCTTCGCCCATCGCTTGAAAGATTAGCTCGCGCTACTGGCGACGTAGAGAAAGCCCAGAAGCTTCAAGCTCTAGCTTTAGACATCGCGGCGGGCAGTGGAAAGAGTTTAGAGTCGGTCACAAACGCGCTCGGAAGAGCGACAGAAGGTAGCACGACGGCTCTGGGTAAGTTAGGAATCGGCTTAACTTCGGCAGAACTAAAAACTCTTTCGATGGATCAGATTACGCAAAAGCTTGCGGACACTTTCGAGAATCAAGCTTCAGCCAAGGCCGAGACTTTCCAAGGAAAACTAGATCGACTTAAAGTCGCATTCGATGAAGGTAAAGAGACCGTAGGTTCTTTCGTACTAGATGCGATTACTCCTATGGTTAGCGCGTTCGTTAACAAGGTTATCCCAGCTCTATCGTCTATGGCTACGTCGATCGGGAAAGATTTAGAAGGTCCGCTACAGACAGTTAAGGGAGTTCTTACCGACTTCGTAATTCCAGCATTTAAGGCTCTTTATGACTTTATGAAGGACTTCGTAGCTCCATTCTTCGCTTCGGTATTCGGTAAAGCTTTGGAAGGTTTATCTAACGCATTCTCTAAAGTCAAGAACGCGATAGGCGATAACTCCGCAGAGTTAGAGCCACTCTTCGATCTATTTAAGTCAGTGGCCACATTCGTAACAAAAACAATCGGGCCAGCTATCGGAACGGTTCTTAAAGTCGCGTTCGAGGTTCTTGGAGAAGCCATCGCCGCGGTTATTAAGGGCGTCTCTAAGGTAGTCGGATTCTTGGACGACATGATCGATAGGGTAAAGGCCTTTATTAAATTGGTTAAAGATAATCCACTTGTTAAGGGAATCTCTAACGTAATCGATAACGTCTTCGGCGGTGGCCGCGCTACTGGTGGTCCTGTTAGTTCTGGAACTTCTTATCTGGTCGGCGAGCAAGGTCCAGAGCTATTTACTCCTAAACGGAATGGCTCAATTATTCCGAACGGATCTCTCGGCGGCGGACGCGGTACGGTCATTAACCTAACGGTTAACGGAGCAATCGATCCAGAAGGTACAGCCCGGGCAATTATCAACGTCTTAAATAATTCGACCTATCGTGGGACTCTTGGATCGGGTGCTTTCGCGTGACGCTCTGGAATCCAGAATGGCGGGTCTTAATAAACGGCGTCGATTATCAAGATGTCACACTGGCCAGCGTTCAGATCACTAGTGGCCGAACTTCTGTCTACGAACAGCCAGTGGCGGGCTATTGTTACATCGAGCTAATTAACTTCGATAATAACTCTTATCCTTTTACAGTCGGTAACGAGATCCTTATTTCGATTAAAGATTCGACGGGAACTTTCGTCGATCTTTACGGCGGCTTTATGACAGACATCGAGATAAGCGTCGTCTCATCTGGAGCGACTACTTACGTCACTTCTGCCCGCATTACAGCACTGGGCGCACTGTCTAAACTGGCTCGGGCTAACTGGGAACTGGCTTTAGCTAAAGATTACGACGGAACTCAGATCTATAACATTCTTTCCGATCTACTTCTTAATAATTGGAACGAGGTCGCTCCCGCTTTACAGTGGTATCAATACGATCCGACTACGACGTGGGCTAACGCGGAGAACGTAGGACTAGGCGAGATCGATCAGCCTGGACAGTACGAAATGGTTAACAGAGCAGCCGATCCGATCTCTAGCTATACCTTAGCCGCTAAGATCGCAGAATCAGGACTCGGCTATCTCTTCGAGGACGGATCAGGCCGAATCGGGTACGCGGACGCATTACATCGACAGACTTATCTCGCAGCTAATGGCTATACCGAAATCTCAGCTACTCAGGGAATCGGCGTGGGCTTAAAGTCAGTAACCCGAAGCGGCGACGTCCGAAACTTTATTACGGTTAATTACGATAACGGTTCAACTCTTACAGATAGCCAAGCCGCTTCTATCTCCGAGTACGGAAAGTTCGCCGAAATCTGGGACACAAATATCGAGAAGACAGCGGACGCGACTCTAGCTCTCACTCGTCGTTTACAGCTTAAAGCCTATCCACGCGCATTCTTTGACTCGATTCAGTTCCCTATTGCTTCGCCAGACATCGACGACGCAGACCGCGACGCACTCTTAAACATCTTTATGGGAATGCCTATCCGCGTTACAGATCTTCCGCCTAACATCGTCGATTCTGTCTTCGAAGGTTATGTAGAAGGCTGGTCTTTTAGGGCCAGTTATAACTCTCTATTCATTACGATAAACGCTTCGCCGCTGGAGTTCTCGCAAGTGACACTCCGATGGAATCAAGTCTCAGCGGCCGAGTCATGGAATACAATTAGCCCAACTCTCATTTGGGAAGACGCGACAGGAGCAGTGGCATAAATGGCGACGGTGACAACGAACTTTAATTTTCCGATTCCACAATCGACAGACCTAGTTAAAGATGGCGCGACAGCCATCGCAGCTCTTGGAACTTCTATCGATACTCAGTTCGTCGATCTTAAAGGCGGAACGACTGGGCAGATATTAGCCAAAAACTCAAACACAGATCTAGATTACTCATGGGTCACGACAGATGACGCGAACGCGATCCAGAACGCTATCGTGGACGCCAAGGGCGATCTAATTGCAGCTACAGCCAACGACACTCCAGCGCGTTTAGCTGTTGGATCTAACGGACAAGTCTTAGTTGCAGATTCTTCCGCCACAACTGGACTTCGCTATGTAGCAACACCAAGCGCCTCTAATCCTGTTCTCAATTCGGCTTTCAATGTGTGGCAGCGTGGCACTTCATTCGCAACACAGGGTTCATTAAGTCTTGCTTACTCAGCAGACCGCTTTCAGTTTTATCGCTCATTTGGTGCAACAGGTGCAACACTTACTCGTGTTGCAACAGGTGACACAACAAACTTGCCATTCATTCAGTACGCAGCCAGACTACAACGCGATAGCGGTAACACTTCCACAGGAAACATATTTTTAACTCAATCAATCGAATCAGTCAATTCAATTCCTTTTGCTGGAAAAACAGTTACATTTTCCTTTTATGCTCGGGCAGGTGCTAACTATTCACCAACTTCTAGCCTTTTAACGGTAGGATTGGTTTCAGGCACAGGAACAGACCAGAATGTTTTAGCAGGATTTACTGGACAAACTAATGTCATTATTACTTCTGCAACATTGACAACAACTTGGCAGCGTTTTACTTTTACTTCTGGTTCAGCAATTGCTACAAACGCAACACAACTTGGTCTGCAAATCTCAAGCACTCCAACAGGCACAGCAGGGGCTAACGATTACTTCGATCTGACTGGAATTCAAATCGATATTGGAAATGTGGCACTTCCATTCCGCACTGCTGGAGTTTCATACCAAGAAGAGTTGGCTATGTGCCAACGTTATTATTACCGCGCAACTGCAATCTCTGCCTATTCGGAAATTGCAACTGGTTTTGCTTATTCAACTACTGCAGCACAGTTTATTTTTCGCGCGCCTGTAACTTTTAGGCAGGAAGCATCATCTACTATTGATTTTGCTAATTTAGCCGTAGAAGACCCAGGAACAGGGACAATTACCGCATTTTCTACATTAGCCACAAACTCAAGAACAAAAGATTTAACGCAGTTACTGGCTACTGGTATGAGCGGTCTAACACAATATCGACCATATAACATTGTGGCGAATAATAATTCATCAGCATACCTAGGAATAAGTGCGGAGTTGTAAAATGGATAATGTAACTTTTGTTGAGATTGAATATCCTTTAGAAGTATTTACAGAACACGCAATCATTGACCGAGGCAACGGAGAATTTACTTCAATGCTGAAATCAACTTATGAAGCTATGCAAGCAGAGCAAGCGAATATGATCGAAGCGGCCGAATGAAGTACCCAGTCGGAACAGCTGCGGCCGTCGTAGAAGTAGCACTGGCCGAAGTCGGCACAGTCGAAGAAGGCGATAACCTTACGAAGTATGGAAAGTTTACTAAGGCCGACGGTTTACCTTGGTGCGGATCTTTCGTAAATTGGTGCTTCCATGAAGCGGGAGTAAAGCTTCCATCGATGGTTTCTACAGCTGCGGGAGCGCATAAGCTTAAAGAAGTCAGTCGCTTCGTAACGGTAGAGCCTAAGATCGGCGATCTTGCGTTTATGGATTTTCCGCATGATGGCGTCGACCGTATTAGCCACATCGGAATCGTCGTAGGAGTTAAGTCCAAGTCAGTCATTACTATCGAGGGAAACACTTCTGGGTCTGGCGATCAACGTAACGGCGGAATGGTCATGATTAAAGAGCGGGCATTCGGGAGCGGTAAAGAGATCGTAGGCTTCGGACGTCCTAAGTTCGTGGCTTATGCTGGCGATTATCCGATCGTCGAAG